AGGAATATTAAACAGAGCAATTGTGACAATGCCTTGAGACGCTGTTAAAGCAGAGGTATTACGAATACGTATTCCCCAGTTAACAATTCTGTGCGAAGTAATCTTAGCATAGATGTCAGTAGCATTGTTACGAACACACGCACTATTCACATTGGTACCGTCCCGATAGACGATGTTGGCTCCATTTGTTATACTGCCTCTCGAAGAGAATGCAGAACACATGATGGATGGCAGGAAGACAACGTCTGCCTGACCACTTACGTTATTTGCTAAAGAGACAAAATCACGGAAGGCTAATGTAGCAGTGGGCGCATAATATTGATCTGGTATCCGTGCACCGATGGCGGAATCAGAGAAAGGATTAGATAATCCGACAGCATAACGCTTTGTGTCAGGTAACATACCCCCCATCATATTTCCACCACCGTTATTTACTTTGGCATTATTTGCTTTTCTGTAATTAACTAGTGCGCCGGTCCCGTTATTATACGGGTTACCATCGTTTTTATTTCCATTTCCATTTTTAATTTGTTTATTATTATTATTATTACTTTTCGAAGTCTTTCTCTTTGGTGGCATATTAAGCTCTAAACCTCTAAACGGAGCCATCGATATCTGAGATTTCATCATCAGAACTATCAACGGACTCCGTATCGGGATCCGTCCAATAGTGTTCCATAGGGACTATCGAAGGCTCCGTGTCTTTAGGTAAATCTACAATATCGATATTTAAGGAAATATCGGGTAGATCTTTTTGAGCGTACGGCAAATAAACCGTAACATATGGCCAATCCTTTATACGAGAATCTGAAGATATAGGGTATAATTTCCCCTCTCCAGTAATGCGCAATATCTTAGCACTAATTTTAGGATGTTTCAAAACAGATAACTCCTCAATCAAACTGTCAAATATGTCGGTCTTATGTAAAACCAATGGATCGAGTTTGACAGAGTCAAGCGAATACTTCTTAATTCCCAATCCAAGGGGAGTACTCTTCATCTGTAAAGCTATAGTTTTTGTATTCTTCTTTGTTAATTTGTATGAACTGTCTACTTTTTTAACAATTTTAAACTTATCACAACCAGCAACATCTTGAGCAGCAATAGACTGTTTAATTTGTCGTTCATTAAGAGCGGCAAACAGTCTCTGAGTTTGGGTAAAATTCGGATCAATGAGATCGTTTTTAAAACCTAAACCACCATAATTTTGGTCTGCAAAGAGATTGAGTGTATAAGTACCAATTGTTGTATGTTTCTTAATAATATCCTTATAATGAGATAAGAACCTATTATGTGAACGGACCGGATTAGGCGAATCACCTATGACCTCATTGTATAGAGAGTCTAAAGGCTGAAGAGCACGACCAGATATCCCGCCACCTTTCTTTGAAAGGCCGGTCAAAAGACCGACATTAAGGAATTTAATTTTCTCAAAACAATTTAAATTGTAATTATAAGTAAAACACTGTGAATTCACAGTTAAAACAGTAGGATGAATATAGTTCTTTCCAAGGGATAACTCAAAACCCACTAACTTCACATATTTTAACCAGATAGTATAAAGAACGCTATCGGTCGGGAACAAAATGTCGTCTCCATTAACTAAAACAGGTAAATCCTCTATACGAACAGGGACACCGAGGAACTCCTCGAATGCCATCCAAAAACATATAAGATTGACCATACATAGTATGGGGAACGACAAAGTTGAACCCATTAGCTGTCCATTCAACTGTACAAAGGGCTTAACTCCCGTATATTTAGGGTAAGTTATCTCCTGATTATAAAGTACAGATCGAAGGATGTTGGCTAAGTCAGAACCGTAGTCGCATTTGCGAAGAAAACTTTCGAAACACATTTTAGTAAAATTGATGTCCAACAAATCGGTGGCACTACTATAATCTCCGGAAACAAAGGAATCAAATTTAAGTCCAATATTTCCAGCCTTTTCAACTAACTTGTTTAAGTGATGGATTCCAAGAACCTCACCAGTTAGAGCAAAACAATCATATGTTTGCAAATAATTCCACATTGCTTTTTGAAAAAAGCGGGAAACCCAATAACGAAAACTGGGTCCTTTTGAAATCATTCTAACTTTAAGTGGTTCTTTTACCGCAACTACTTTAACCGTCACGGGCTCTCCCATAGCATACGACATAGCCTCACGAAAACTCGGAGGCGTCACGCCATAAATACTCTGAAGATCCTCAGGTGATGTTGAGATTATAGTATTCAAATCTTGTTCGAAAACTGTGTTTTCTGTTTCTTTCTTATCTACATAACCTTGTTTATCTAAAATCATCATATCAAAGTTGTCTAATTCGACACCTTTGGCTTCCCAATCATAAAATTCGAGTTCAAATTCTGCTCTTTCGATGCCGTAGTTTATCCCGGAGTGAGTGAAAGGTACATAAGGTACCGGTTTCCCTTTCTCGTCAACAAATGACTCGGGCAAGTAGCCGGCAGCAAAGTCAGGATTTTCGTCCAATAGGCTTTTAAACTCCTTCCATTCTTGTAACAAAAAGTTATCTTTAGCAACAGCTTTAGATTTACTAAATGCTTCCCATGCGGTCGGCTCCCTTAATACATGCCACGGTGATACTTTAAAATCTGTATCCCAGTATGTCTTTAGAAGTCGACCTTCC